ATTTCGACCGGCTTGTCCTCTTTTTTCGCCTTGACGGCTGCCGCTGCTTCGCGGATTTGTGCTTCAAGTTTGTCGTTCATGCTTGCTCCAAAGAAACTGACGGGGCACTTAGCCCCGTCAGGTTAACCATTAGCCAAAGGTGGGCGAGAAGGCCGATCCAGACTCGATGCGCATGAAGAACTGGTTGTTCATGATCATCGTGCCGTAAAAGACCTTCCAAGACACCACGCGGGTTTGGTTTTGCGGGTCAAACTTGTCCGCGCCAGTCAGGTAGAACGTCTTGAGCGAGTCAAGCTCGACTTGCGCGAACGCTTCCTTACCAAAGATGAAGGTAGGATAGACCGTCACGCCGCTTGCGGGAGCCGCAGGCGCGGTTTGCGACACGCCAAGGCCCGTGATGACGACCGTCGAGCCGGGGGCGATTTGCGTCGCATTGCCAGACAGCGGGCCAGTCGTCGGGCCGGCAGCAGACAAGCCAAGGTTCGACGGGGGAGACGACGTGCCAACATACACGTTGTAGGTGTAGCCCGCCGTGCTCGGCACCGTGACGCTAATGGACCCAGTCGGCCCCGTCACGCTGATGCCCGTGGACGGCTGGTAGATCACCTTCTCATAGTTGGTGTTGATGTCCGAGGCCGTGACCTGAATGTAGTAAGTGCCCGTCGCCAGCGACCCCGCAGTGCCCGCCGTTCCGGAGACCGCTGCCGCGCCCGTCCACGCCGGGACAAGGTTGGAGCGGGTAAACCGCACGCCAGACCACTGGCCGATCTCGTTGTTATACAGCTTGCCAACGTCGCTGTATTGCCATGCGGTCACAACCGTCGAGTTCTCGCGCAAGTCTTGCTCGACCAGCGGGTGAATGACGGCTACGTAGTGCGGAGCCGTCGCGGCAGTGACGCCCTTGGGGTTTGCGGCGGGCTTCATCTTGATGTCCGTCTCGCCGCCGCCCATGTAATACCGTGCGCCGTTGGTGAACAGCGTGCCCATTGCACGGTTAAGCTCGTGCGGAGTCAGGACAGAGGCGTTCGTCAGACTAGCCCGTGCGCCCACAGCGCCAACGTAGTTGACCTGCGTGCCGCCCATGATCGCGTTGAACGTGTTGCGCTCGATGGTCTCCGTCGCCTGCAAGCCGATCAGCTCCACGGCCTTCTTAAAGACCGGGTGGTTAATGGTCAGCTCAGCAACGTCCGTGATGCGGATCAGGTCGCCCCACTGCGCCACGGTGCCGGTCACTTGCGTAATCGTCATCGTCTCGCCAGCGGAAGGCACGCCTTCCGACAAGGTGGTGTAAGGCAGGGGAACGCGCTCGTAACGGAACGCATAGTAGGTTGTGCCCATGCCTTTCGGCAGTTCAACTCGCTCCGCAAGTTGAGACACAACAATCTGGCGCTGGGTCAGCTCCAGCGTCTTTTTCTGAATGTATTTGCCGACGTCTGCGGCAAAGTTGGAGGCGTTGTTGGTAGCCATGATGCAAATTCCTTAAAAGGTGATCCGAGAGAGGCGTTCTTCCAGATCTGCGTCTTCATCCGCTGCACCTGGGGCGGCATTACCACGGGCGCGTAGCGGCTTGGACGTAGACTTAGAAGCGGCTTTAGCGGCTTTGGCGATAGACGCCGGAGCCTTGGTAAGCACATCTTCCCCGACCAAGAATTTCAAAATCGACTCGCGGGGGGCAGTCTGGCCTTTTGCACGCATCTGCATCAGCGTCTGCTCAACCCGATCGACATACTTGCCGATCATCGGGTTTTGCAACGCACGCTGCTGAAACGCCATCTTGTCCATCATGTCCTGCTGGCTGAACTGCTGTTGCTGCATCTCACGCTGCATCTGCTCCATACGCTGTTGAAGCAAATACGCTTGGCGTTCGGCAGGGTCGAGTGTTTCAAGATATTGCTGCTGCCGAGCCTGTTCCAGCGCGGCACGCTGTTGCTCAAGCTGTTGCAGCAATAGCTGGCGTTCTCGTTCTGCCGATTCGCGTGCTTGACGCTCGCGTTGCAATTCCTCCTGTTGCCGGCGAATCCGGTCTTGTGCTCTTGAAGAACGGCTTACTTGCTCCGCTTGCGCGGCGCGAGCAGCCTCGGCAATGGCTTCGTCATCGGCGTCGGCGTCTTCACTTCCATCTTGGCTGACGATTTCGGCATTTTCATCAGCGCCTTGCTGTGCGTCGCCATTTTCGTCACCGCCGGGAGTGATTTGCTCCGTGTCGATTTCATCCAAGCCACCTTCAAATTCTTGATCGTCGTTCATGCTTACCTCTAGTGTGCTTACGGCCACAAGTCGAATAACGTCTTACGGACGTCAGTCGATGCTGTGCAAATACTACATCAAACCAAACAAATTGCAACACTCACATTTTCCGGGGCATAGCCCCAGGCGCGTGCATCTGGTCGGGGTGCACTGCACCGGGGGGTTGCTGCGCTACGCCACGCGGCCCAACAGCTTGGCCGCCAATACGCGGAGTCCCAGGAACACCCGGCCCTGCGCCGCCAGGGATTCCCGGTGCGCCTTGCGGGGCTTGGGCAGCGGCTTTCTGCTGCATCTGGCGATTGTGAAGCTGAATGTGCGCCGCGATCTGGTGCGTCGGGTCGCCGGTCTGCATGGCGGCCATGTGGTGCATCTGAATATGCTCGGCGTCGTTGTCCATCGGACTTGGAACAACCGGCATATTCTGAGTCAGCATCTCGTTTTCCAGGCGCGGGTCGATGCTCAACGTTTCACGCGGCGATTTGAGAATCCGGCTTGCCAACCTGGGGCCAAACACGGTGTCGGTCAGCACATCCAGAATCGGCCCAATGTCGAGCGTGCGCCCGCCGAGTTGTGCGGGCGGAATCCCACGCAACACGTTCATCGCGGCGATCATCTGCTGGACGTTTTGCGCGTTTTGCATCCGCTGCACGCCGTTCCACACGAACCGATACCGCGTTCCCCACTGCACCGGGGGCACGCGCTCTAGTTCTGCCTCGTAGCCTAGCTCGCCAAAGTGCTCAATGCTGGCGTCTTTATCGCGGAATTGCTGGTCATACTCAAAAATCCGCTCAACCAGCGGCGTCAAAATGAACGCCTCCAGCACGCGAACGGCGTCGCTGATCCCTTCTATCGTCACTTGCTGTTCCAGCGCCACCTGAGCCTGCGTCGGCTTGCGTGACGGCGACCCACCCATCGGCATCATGGCCGGGTTGAGGCCAAAACTCTCCTGAATCTGCGACTTTGTGGCCGCGACCAGTTGCAAAGCGTCCTGCCACAGCTTCGGGAACTGCAAAATCTGCGTATCTTGAGGGCTGGTTTCCCACACGGCGGCCATTTCCAGCACCATTGACCCCACGCGAGGGTTGCGCTCCGGGTTCGTCATGACGATAGGCGCAAGGGCATACTGCGCAGCGTCCATCCCCATGTTGACCGCATCGTTCGCTTGATACTGCAACTGAGCAACGGCCTTGATCGGGCTGACGCCCCAAAAGCTCCCCGGCAGCTTTTTGACGGGCGCCGAAATAATGGGCGGGCGCTGACCCCAAAACGGGTTTTTCTTGATCGTCAGAAAGTCCTCAGGCCCGAAGGCGACAAAATAACAGGGTGTATATTCCCCGTCGATCTTTAGGTTGCACCACACCTGATACAACATCAAGTGTTTTGTGCCTTTGTCACTCTTGACCCCGGCTTCCTTGGCCTGCCGCTTGGGGTCGTCGGGATGGTTGGGGTTCTCCTTGCGGTCCGACGAGATGGAGAATAGCTCCATCGCCCGCTTGTATTGCTTCGGCGAGAACTGATCCTTGCGCTCACGCAGCCAAGACTTTGTCGCCCGCAAAGTGACGGCCACCACGTCCGCGTCGTCGATGTTATCCACCGTCGCCGGGATGACCGTCAAGTCTTGGTCAGCGATCACCCACACGTCCGGCAGACCTACTTCGACCTCGACTTCCTTTTCTGTCTCGATCTGCACGCCGGTCGGCAGCCCATCAGGGGTCAGCACTTCCTCTAGCTGCCGCTCAGTGACGGTGCGTGCCCTCGTCTGCCAGTCCACATACAGGCTGTATTGCCCCGTAATGTCGCCAGCACGCAACAGTGACGTAATCACTTCGCGCAGTCGGCTCGCACGCACATAGTGGTTCTGTAGCGCCGTCAGCGCCCGCGCCGTATCTTGCGTGCTGGAAATGCACTCGACGTAACGCCCATTGCTCGGAAAGAGGGCGTTGCTAAAACGCAGCGTCCGCGCTTCCACCGCGTCCCGCACAATGGGCACAAACACCTTCGACTTGCCAGCGTAAGCCTGATCGTCGCCCAGCTTGCAGTTATAGATGTCCCAAAACTTCTCGATGTCCCGATCACGATCTTCGCGGGCAAGGAATGCCTCGATCACGTCTCGGTAGATCTCTTTCGCCTGTTCGAGCACGTCTTTTTTGGTGACGTAATCTCGATCCTGCTCTTGCTCTAGATCGCGGTCATCTTCAGTCATTTATCGGCCATGCAAGAATGTAATTGGGGCGGGCGGCTTACGCATTTACCGTCGCATCGAAATGTAAGGCCGCCCGGTGCTGGTGTAACTATAAACGAGATCGTCTCGCTCGGAGTCCAGCGCGTAACCGCTCAAACTCGCATAACCGGACTCTAACGCCTGCGCGACGTGTTTGTAAACGTTTTCCCGCACGGCGAACGATGCCGTTCCTGCTTCGCGGCAATACCCGCCTGCCAGGGCGTTGAGCGTCCACGTCGCCTCGGGGCTGACGGTGAACGTGGGCGCGTTGTTGCGTCGGAGCCGCAACGCCGAGTCGAGGCTTTCCTGTGCGTCAACAATCCGCTTCCCGGTGCGGAATTGCAGCCGCAGCCGTTTAAGCGTTGCAGGCAAGTTCGACGCATCATTGATGAGCGTGCGGTCATACGGCACCACAATCTGCGGCACCTTGCCTGTGGGGATCTCGTGGCTGACGGACATGAGCACAGCCCGCAAGCTATCGTCTAGCGACCCCTCAATCACCCAATCCTTGACGACACTCAGCAGACCGTCTTGCACGAAGGCTAGGGTTGCAAAGAGCATCCCCGGCATGGCGTTCACGAACACATACCAGTCCGCTCGGGCGTTGGGCACGCGGTGCTGGATATGATCCGAACTAAACGCCGCGTAGACCGGCATCCCTGGCCGTAGCTTAAGCATGTAGGCCAGCGCGTTGACAATATCGACACGCCCGAGGGGGAAGCTGGCAAGCTCCGCCTCAAGGTCAGGCAGCGGCTTGAGGAACTTGACCTCATGCGCCCTGAAGAACGGCTGCAACCCCTTGATGAAGCTGATCTTGTCACGCGGAGCCTTGACCGGCTGCAACGGCAAAATGTCCGCCCTGCGCACCATCTCCGCTCGAATGGGCTGCAAGAGCCACTGGTTGAGGCCATCTTCTTCGACGGCCACCGTCATCGGGTGATGCGCATCGTTGAGCCGGAACAGATACTCGATCTGCTCCGAGGGCGTGTGGAACCCGCCGACCGCCTCATGGACGTGTAGCTCGTTGCCAACCCACGACCCAACGACATAGCCCGTCCGGGCGCTGGTCGCCCGGTTTGTCGTTCGCGCCGGGTCAACGATCAAGATGCGCGGGATGTAAAGGTGCGCAGGTGACGGCGCAGCATAGATAATGTCGTTGCGGTCGAAGATGCTGGCTACCGCATCCATCGGCTTGAGCAAGTATTCCTGGCTGAACCCCGCGAGGTCGCCGTCCGTCCTGAACTGCTCATAAAGCTCGTTGATCTTCTCCAGCGAGAACCGCGCAGGCCACATGGGCACGCGGTCAGGCTCCACGCCGGTATAGATGGGGAAACTCAAGCACTTCCAGTTTGCATTGCGCTTGAGTTCCTCGATCATGGAGTTCTCATGCAGCGGCGTTCCGTTGACACGGATACGCGCCTTGGGGTCGCACGCGGGGACAAGCTCACGGGTGAACCACTGCCACACCTTGCGCCGCGCTTCTGGCGTGGCTACCGACTCCCGATCCTCCAGATCATCAATCAGCACAAGGTCAGGGCGCATGTTGCGCGTCACTTCCTTCGCTCCGCGCACACTCTGACCTGCGCCGAACGCCTGCACGCGCACCCCGTTGGACAGGGTAATGTCATTCTCCGTCCACGTCGCCCCGCGCACCGAGCCGAACATCGCGCCGATCTTCTCGTTGTTCTCTAGCTCATGCTTGATACTCGCCAGCCGGTCACACGCACTGCTGTAGGTATTGCCGACAAGCAGAATGTATTGCGCTTCTTGGAACAGCGCAGCGAGCGTGAGATATTCCTCTGCGAGCGTCGATTTCCCGCCGCCTCGGAACACTTCGATGAGCACGCGGGGGTGCGGGTCATCCCACGCAGCAACGATCTGCTTATGGAACGCAGGCGTCTCGTCTGGATGCCGATGCGCAAAGATGTAGGAGAGTGCAAACTGCTTGTCCGCTTGCAACTCCGCGATCAATTCGACTAGGGGCGATGTCTGAGACATAAAAAGACGGCCCACAAGTGGGCCGCAAGCTCCAGGGGGAGGAGGAGAGAGTGTGGGTAGATTAGTGCAAAAACTGCTCGCTGTCAAGCTTTGTTTTGACCGCAAACAAGGCAAGCTCCAGCGCAGCGATCAGCGCATCCTCATCTGGAGGAGACGACTGGACTTTGAACACACCGTCCTCGCCAACTTCGATGATGATTTTGATCGCGTCCATGTGCGCATGGTATCAAGATCGCAAGCGGGCGCAAGCGTCCGTTATCGGGCGCAAGCGTCCGTTATCGGGCGCAAGCGTCCGTTATCGGGCGCTGGACGGGCGTAAGCGCCCGCAAGTAGTAGCAGCGCGGTGGAGTTTTGAAATTTGAGCGCGGAATTGGCGGCACCCCGGAGTTATAAAATTTCCCCCCGTCCGTCCGGGTGGATTCCAGAGTTTCATCCTGGCACGCTTCTTGCTACCCGGGACTGTAACCGAATGTAACCTCTGCAACCGTTCGTAACCTGGCACGTTTATTGCTTGGCCCTGAAGCTGGCACGTTTATTGCTTGGCCCTGAAGCTGGCACGTTTATTGCTTCCTCGAGACTGTAACCGATTGTAATCTGGCACGTTTCTCGCTTGGCCCTGAAGCTGGCACGCATCTTGCTTTCCCGCCAGCAAAAGTAAAAGTGTAAAAGTTTGCAACGGCGTGACTTTGTCGTGAATTTGTGTCGTATAATACAGCCATCGCAATCCCGCGATGCAACCTACTAGGAGAGAGTAACCATGTTCCAACGCGTCACCTTTTTCGACTTCATCGACGCATTCCGCCGCACCGGGCGTGGGAATCAATTCAGCGACGACGCGCTGCGGGCGCTGTTTGAGTACCTCGAGGACCTCGAGGAAGATACCGGTGAGCCGATCGAGCTTGACGTGATCGGGCTTTGCTGCGACTACCAGGAGGCTGACGTAGACGACATTATCGAAGAAAACGGCCTAGACGTCTCGGGCTGCGAGGATGACGAAGCGCGGCGCAGGCTCGCGGGCGAATTTTTGAACGGCCGCACAGATGTTATCTGGTGGGACGGCGATACGTTCCTTTTTCGGCAATTCTGAAGGGGCGAAGCATGGAAAATCTGGATTGTTTCGTAACATCTACCGAAAAAGCAATCGCTGAGGCATTGCTTCAAGCCGCTGAGACCCAGAATATCCACCTCAGTCCGCTGTTCTATGCTGTAAAAATAGCCGGCCGGTTCTGCCGCAGCGACGACCGGGGCAGTGATCCACTATGGATAGAGCTGTGCGAGTGCCTGTATTGCGCAGCGAAGGCTGCGGAGAAAAAGAGCCCCCCGCAAACGTTTGGGGCCGGCAAAGGCCCGGAGCATGAATGGTCAATGTGGGCCGCAGATGCGGCGCTGCGCGCACACCGAGCGGCCATGATCTTGTCTGCCCGCGTGGAGGGGAAGCAAGGCAAAATCATCGAAGTCATAACCAACCTCGCCGGCTGGCGCAAAGCTAACCGCGTGCTGTGGGCGGCTTATAGCGTGGCCGCTGATAACTGGTAAAGGTGAACCCATGCTCAAGTCTGAACACGACGCAAACATTGAAATGGCGCGTGGGGCCGGAGCCATCGCCCGCTATAGGGAAACCTACAAGCCTGAACCGCGCACCAGCCGGGGCCGGGAAATCCTCGGCGCTGTCATGCTCGGCGCGTTTCTGGGTGTGCTGCTGGCGGTCAGAGGGTAGGAAGTTAGTGGGCGCTCACTTCGGCTGCGCTGCGGCGGACCGGGCAGCCGGGGAACGCGCTCACCGGCTTGAGAAGCCCCACCTATCGCAAGTGCTTGATTTGCTTAGTGTTTTTGCCTCTATCCTATCTAGATACCTTAATTTGTAACAAAAACTAGCATTACATGCATTCATATATACTCTTGGTGATAATATTAGTATGCATGTAAAGCCTCACGCCCCTATCCCTAGGCGCTAACCTGCCCGCTAAACCGCAAATTCCACTGCAAAATCAACTACTTATAAAAATCTACCCTCCATCCTTGCCATGCTACCCGACAAACTAGCCCTCATGCTCGAGGCCGCCCGCCGCCGCAATGCTGCGCGTCATGCCCGCGAGCGCGCAAAATCCGTCATGCGCAAAGATCGCCGCCCTGATGTGCTGGCCGCTGGCCGTGCGCATCGCGCCATGCTTAAGCTCTACGCTCGCGCTGAGGCGGAGCATCGCGCATGTATGCTGCACCCCGCCGTTGCATCCGTCCCGGCTGCGCTGGCCCTCGGCGCTGACCTCCGTCATGCCGTTGATACTGTGCGCGAGCTCGCGTATCGGTGCGCAGGCTCGCCCGCCGCCGGCGCGATGCGCCTACGGATGCGTGAGGACGCAAGTACAGCTATGCGTCTAGTGCGCCGCATCGAGGCGCTCAAACGCAACGCGCCGCCACCCCCGTCCGCCCCGGCGCTTCCCGCGCTCGCGCCGATCATCCCGCCGCCGCTGCCGTCCGCCCCTGACCCGCTATACCATGCACCCGATCCTAATGCGCCGGTCGAGGCCCGATCCGAATACTATTGGGAAAAACACCTACGCCGCCTCGACGGATCTTATGCCGCATGGCAGGCGCAGCGTAAAGAGGCGCGCAAGCAATACTTGCAGACCGAGAAGGGTCAAGCCGCCCATGCCGCCGCAACTGATCGCTACCTGCAAAGCGAGAAAGGCAAGGCCGCCCGTGCGCGTTATGCTCAGTCTGACAAGGGCAAGGCCGCCCGCGCCCGCTATGCTCAGTCTGACAAGGGCAAGGCCGCGCTGCGCCGTGCCCAGGCCGCCTACCGCGCCAGGAAATCCGCGTCTATGTGATGTGCTAACCCGATAGAAAAAATCAATTTGCACCCCGCACATTTTCATCTATAGTTCATTCCGCAGCCTCGCGCTGCATCATCAAACAAGGAGAGAGAATCATGCGTTACGTATCTAGTGTTTCCCCTAAGGGCAACCGCTCCTGGAGCGACGAGAGTCAAGCCGAGGCCGATGCCCGCTGCAAGGCGCTCGACGAGGCTGGTTGCGTTGACTGCATCGGCTGTATCGACTGCGCTGGATGCGTCGGCTGTGCTGACTGCATCGACTGCACCGACTGTATCGACTGCGCCGGATGCATTTCCTGCGCGGGCTGCACCAGCTGCACCGACTGCGCTAGTTGCAATGCCTGTGCTAGTTGTACCGACTGCGTCGGCTGCGCGAACTGCACCCGGCTTCGCGGATTTTCGTATTACAAGCGCCCCGCTACTGTTTAACTAACCTAGGAGAGAGTCGTGGAAAACACCATCAATATCGAAGTTATCCGCGCCCTGCTGCCCCTGGCTGCTAAAAAAGACGTTCGCCGCTGCCTGAACGGCGTCTATGTCGATTTCCAGCGCGACAAAACGGTTTATGTCGCCACAAACGGCCACGTTCTCGGCAAGTACGTCGAGGCGGTCGAGAACGAGCATACGTTCAGCATCATCGTCCCCGGCGACGTGGTGAAACAGCTTAAGGTTGGGCGTGGAACGGCGAAGTGGGGCGACCTGATCTTTGACCCCGAAACGAAAGCCGCTCGCGTCGTCAACCCCGGCGCAGGCCAGGATTTCGGCTTTACCCCGCTCGACGGCAAGTTCCCCGATTACACTAAAGTTATTCCGTCCGACACTAACGACGCCCCGGCGCAGTTTGATGTAGACCTGCTGTCCCTCTTTGCCCAGGTTAACAAGGCGTTCGGCGCGAATTACCCCGGCCGCATCAAGATCGACCATAACGGCAACGCTGGCGCACTGGTGCATTTGTGCCGCAACGAGTTTCTCGGCGTCATCATGCCCGTTCGCCTCTAAGGTGCCGCCATGCGACAACGAACGACCCCTTACACTTTGGTCGAGTTGCGCCGCATGGCGCGGCGGCTGTGGGCTGACCCGGCCATGCGCCGCCGCTGGCTGCGGGCGTGGCTGACTACACGCAAACACGGCGGTCTGCTGCTCGAGGGCGCTGAACACAAATGGGGCAACAAGCATGTGTGATCGAGACTGTCATCAAGGCCGGCGATGTCCTGCGCGGCTTTACCCGGGCATCGGCAAGTGCTCAGACTTGGACAACTTGACTCCGGCCCCGACTCCGGAACCGGCCCGACCCGAGCGGCTATCAGCGTTTGAGGTCGCCATCGGCATCGCGTGGGCGGTGTGGGCGGTCCTGATGCTGTTCGCCGTTCTTGACTTGACTACGTGAGGGGCGACCTATGAGAATTTTTACACAAGATGAGTTTGACGCTCTGCCTGTAGTTGACGGGTTCCGGCAGTGCCCGACTGGCGACTACTCGGCAGTGCGCGGCTTCGGTGACGAGTGCTTCTTCGGCGGGCAGTGCGCTTTTGGCGCAGGTAGTCGATTCGGCGAACGGTGTATTTTTGGCGCTGGATGCAGTTTCGGCGAACGGTGCAGTTTCGCCGGCGAGTGCGAGTTCGGCGAGCGGTGTATCTTCGGCGCGGATAGCCGTTTCGGAAACCATTGCAGTTTCGGCTGCCTTTCTTGCTTCTGTGAGCGGTGCGAATTTGACCGGGTTTGCGGCTTCGGCGAAACGTGCTGCTTCGGTTATGAGTGCAAGTTTGGCGGAGTTTGCGGTTTCGGCGAATGGTGCCGTTTCGGCGATGCGTGCGTATTCGACGGGCGGGTCGCAAAGCCAGGATACCCGCTGCTGGCCTTGTCCGGCGCAGGTAGCAAAAACCGGACAGTTTACGCTTTCAACGTTGAGGGTGGCCCCTGGATCGAGACCGGGTGCTTCTCGGGCGACTTGGACGCCTTCCGCGCAAAAGTTCGCGCCGATGGTGATCCTCTTAAGTGCCTGCAATACCTAGGCTTTGCCAACATCGTTGCCGCGACGTGGTGCCCGGAGAGGATCGAGCGATGACCCCTCGCACTGTCTACCTTGTCGCCGATCTGCTGATGCACGCGCCCGCGCCTATCAGCATCCGGCAGATTGCAACCGAAATCCGCCGACCCGTGCGCAGCGTGTCGAACGTCGTGCTGCGCCTACGCCGTGCGGGTTTGGTCGAAGTAGCCGAAGTGATTAAGCCGCTCGGCACGCGGCGCGTGGCGCTGTACCGATGGGTGGCGTAAATGGAGGAAACATGAAAGACGCAGTTAAATTCACCTGGAACGGCGGCTCTAAGCATGAGGCCGGGATCGCCGTCTACGAGATCGGCACGTCGACCTACACGATAAGGTTCCCGACCCCTCGGGCTGCGACCCTTGTGCATATGGCGCTGCAAGACGCATACCGGGAAGGATACGAGCGCGGCTTCTACAGCGCGAAGGCAGAGGCGCAACCGGCGCAATCGGCGCTGTCGAAGCTTCCAGAAGAAGCACAATGAACGCTCCGTTTCCCATACAGCGCGTGTCCTGCCATAGTAAACGCACGGAGAAAGTCAATTGACAACAATCTACATCGACTTTGAAACATATTATGACAAAGATTACACTTTGTCGAAAATGTCCACGGAAGAATATATCCGTGACTCGCGGTTCAAGGTGCATGGGTTCGCCTATTGCATCGATGATGGTTCTGTCTGGTGGCGGTCCGGCCCGTCGGCGTCTACGGCCTTGCTCCAACTCGCGGAGAGATTTTCACACGCATATTGGTGCGCCCACAATGCCGCGTTCGATATGGCAATCTTGTCCTGGCGATACAACATCAGGCCGCGCCGCATCGTGGACACACTGAGCACGGCGCGGCTGGCCGACGTGCATGGCAAGCATTCCCTGGCGGCGCTGAGCGAGCGATACAACCTGGGCGCGAAGGGTGACGCACTGGTAAAAACCCTCGGGGTGCGCGATCTCGACCCCATGCTGGAGTCGCGGTTGGCGGAGTATTGCAAGCAGGACGTGGAGCTACTGCGCAAATTGCACCACGCACTCGATGACGCGCTCCGGGCGGAGCTGCCAGAAATCCGCTACAAGCGCGAGATGGCGCTGATCGACTGCACAGTGCGAATGTTTACCGAGCCGGTGCTGACGATCGACGCGGCGCTACTTCAAGCGCGGCTGGCGGAGCTAGAGGCGCAGCGCGACGCGGCTGTGGCGGCATCTGGGGTGAGCCTGGACGTGCTGATGAGCAACCCGCAGTTTGCCGCAGTGCTCGCGGCGCGTGGGGTTCAGGTTCCCGAGACGCTACGCAAGACTGACCCCGACATGTTGGCGCTCAAGGACGATCCGCGTGCGTCGGTGCTGATCCAAGGCAGGCTGGCCGCTAAGAGCGTGTCGGAACTACGGCGGACGGCTAAGTTTTTGAGCGTGAGCGGGCGCGGGTCGATGCCCGTGCCGCTCAAATACCACGGCGCACATACAGGCCGCTGGTCGGGCGCGGACGGGCTGAACATGCAGAACCTGAACCGAGGGTCGCCATTGCGCAAGTGCTTGACGGCTCCAGACGGGTATGTGCTGGTCGTCGTGGACTCAAGCCAGATCGAGGCCCGCGTGCTCGCGTGGCTGGCCGGCCAGGATGACTTGCTGGCACAGTTTGCCGCAGGTGAGGACGTTTACGTCAAGTTTGCGGAACGGATATGGCCGGGGGAAAAGATTGATGAGATCAAGCGTTTCGTAGGGAAAACCTGCTTGGCAGCCGACACTAAAGTCTTGACTGACAAAGGGTGGAAGCCTATAGTTCAAGTTTCGGCTATGGACTTGGTGTGGGACGGTGAATCATGGGTAAAACACAGTGGGCTGCAATTTCAGGGGTACAAGCCGACGCTCCGGCGTTTCGGGATCGCCGCGACGGAGGACCACGAAATCCTGACGGGACTTGGATGGCGGGAGTGGTCAGAGGTCCAGTCAAACCATGGCCTTTTCCGATCGGCGCTCAATTTGGCGAGCTTACCGTGCTCCGATTTGAGCCGCATCGGTCGCGCACTGGGCGCGCGGCAGGGTGGCAGCCTGTTTGCCGGTGTTCATGCGGGTGGGAAGGTATTGTTAGCCGCGAAAACATTCTTGCAGGGCGTTCAACGCGCTGCAATGCGTGCGCAAAAGTCGCTGCGGGGGCGAAACGATGGTGGAAATATAAAGCCGCGCTTTCAGACGACGCGCATAGGTCGCGGCTACTTAGCAGATTGTCGTCGTGCATTAGTAGATGCCACAACCCGAAGAACGCGGCATTCCCTAGTTATGGCGGGAGGGGCATTTACGTTGATCCAGCATGGCGCGAGGATCGCGCAGCGTTTCTCCGATACGTTCAGACTGTGCCGGGATGGGACAATCCAACGCTTGAGCTTGACAGGATTGACGTTGACGGCCCCTATGCGCCAGGGAACATCCGGTTCGTTACTCGGAAGCAAAACGTTGCAAACCGAAGAAAGGCGAACGATTTATCGCAAAGAATCCTCGCCCTCGAAAGAGAACTTGCTAGTCTACGACTTGCTCAATTGCGGACCGAACAACCGGTTCACGGTGATGACGGACCAAGGACCGATAATTGTTCATAATTGTATCTTGGGACTCGGGTATGGCGTCGGCCATGCCAAGCTCCACGCACAGATTGTCACCAAGCAGCCCGACACGACTCTTGAGGACGCGCAGCAGTATGTCGTCACATACCGTAACACTTACAAAGCGATTGCGCGGCTTTGGAAGCGTGCCGATGGTATGCTGCGAGCGATGATGCAGGACGACCGCATCCAGTGGATGCGTCTCATCATGACCGAGTTCGAGACGCTTCGCTTGCCGTCTGGCCGGGTGCTGCGCTATCCTAGCCTACGCTTGACGCCGGATGGGTATGAGTATGGCGTGGGGGCGAACAAGCGCAGGCTCTACGGCGCGGCGCTGGTTGAGAATATCGTCCAAGCCATCGCCCGCGACATTGTGGCCGACCAGATGCTTGCCATCAGGAGCAAGTATCGCGTGGTCACTATGACGCACGATGAGATTGTCTTTTTGGCGCGAGAAGGCGAGGCGGACGAGGCGTTTGAGTTTGCGAAGTGCGTGATGCGTGCGGCACCGAGCTACGCGGAAGGTGCGCCGCTCAATTGTGCAGGCGGATATGCGAGGAACTATTCAAAATGAGCAGCTTACATTGCGTGAAGTGCGGAGCAAAAGACGGTGAACGGCATCATGACACATGCCTTTTCGCCGGGACGGTATACACCGCGAACAAGAGCCGGGCGGCCGACAGCTACCAGATCGGCGGCGACCACTACAAGGAACTGGCGGTTCAACCGTGGTCGGCGATGGAGTCATGGATGAGCGAGGCCGAGTTTGAAGGATTCTTGCGCGGGAACGCGATCAAGTACCTTTCACGCGCAGGGCGGAAGGGTGACGGCCTGCAAGACTTGAAGAAGGCTCTGCACTACCTGGAAAAGCTGGTGAGCGTGAAGGAGCAGCGGGAATGATCTATTCCTACTCCAGCCTGAGCTGCTACCTGAAGTGCCCGCAGCAGTTCTACCGGAAATACAAAGCGCGGGACACGCTGCCTTACCAGAGCAAAGAGGCATCGAGCGGTGTTGAGATTCACGAGGCGATTGAGACGGCGCTCAAGACGCGCACGCCGCTGCCCGAGCCGCTGACGATCTACGAGGAAAGCATCAGCAGCGTGCGCAACCGCATCGACAACGCGCGGATCGAGCAGACGATCTTCCTCGATGACAAATTCAACTACGCCGTGACAAAGCCACCCAAAGGGTTTGTGGCGAAGCTGGACGTGCTGCTCGTCAGCGACGACGGCAAGCGCGCTGTGGTGTGCGATTGGAAAAGCGGCAAGCCCTACGAGGACACGCTGCAACACGACTGCTATGCGCTCGCCGTGCTCAAGGCGTTCCCTGCTGTCGAAAAAGTGACCGGGTTCAACGTCTACCTGAAGCATGGCAAAGTAGGCGCAGAAGTAGTGCATGAGCGGTGCGGCCTCCCGATTGTCGAGGACAAGATCGCCCACATCATCGCGCAGATCGAGGCTGACGAGCGATGGGCACCCAAGCCATCACCGCTTTGCAACTGGTGTAGTGCGAATAAGTGTAACTTTTATCCGAACAAATGACACCTGAAGGCAAAGTAAAGGCCGAGATCAAGAAAGTCTTGGCCGAGTATGAGTGCTGGTATTTCATGCCCGCCATGAACGGCTACGGACGGTCGGGAATACCGGATTTTGTCGGTTGCTACAAAGGCACGTTCTTTGCAATCGAGGCGAAAAGTGCGAACGGCAAGCTAACTCCGAACCAGGAGCGTGAGATTGCTGCAATGTTGGCCACTGGTGGCCGCGTGGTGGTTGCTCGCAGTGCGGAAGCCGTCAGGGAGATGATGGGTCTTATTGAAAGAGGGGAAAATGAATGAGTTGGCTTTATTCGCGGGCGCTGGTGGAGGATTACTTGCAAGCGACCTGCTCGGAATTAGAACGATATGCGCCGTTGAACGAGACGAATTCGCCAGAAGCATTCTTATCAAACGGCAAAACGACCGAACGCTTAACACTTTCCCGATATGGGATGACGTGCGAACCTTTGACGGAACCCCTTGGCGAGGGAGTGTGGATTTGCTATCTGGAGGGTTTCCATGCCAAGCGTATTCTACAGCGGCTCGTGGAAGAAACGTCGCAAGCAAAGACTTATGGCCTGAAATGCGAAGAATTGCACGAGAATGCATTCCGAAGTTTATCTTTGCAGAGAATGTTTCCGAGCTTGCGATTAACCGGGCGGCTATGGACCTTCGCGCCGATGGTTACGAGTGCACCACAACGTGTTATAGCGCGCAAGACATGGGTGCAGACCACATACGGAAACGATATTGGCTACTTGCATACACCAACCACAATCGCGAATTTCGCAGCGCCTTCAATGCAAAAGCACAGCAGTTGCCGGAATTTTGTCCGCGTGTTTGGGAAACCAACCCCAACGAGTTTCGAGTACCTGATGGGTTGGCCCATCGGGTGGACAAGCTACGAGCCATTGGAAACGGGCAGGTACCATGCGTGGCGGCAGCGGCATTTTTAACGCTTTGGGCTAGGATGCTGTCAGGGGAGCGATGAATGCAATTGGCTTACAGTGCAAAGCATAACGTGGTCGGCTGGCCCGGGCTGTCCGAGCCTGAGCGGGTTGCGCGTGCGATTCCTGGTGCGCGGGTCGTCAAGGATGTTGTGGTCGCGCCCGTCAACCTGCTGGCGATGATCGCCGCTGCGCATATCGGCCTGCCAGTCAAGTCGCCCATTGAGACGAGCTACGACTGGCCGCGCTCGCCGTCGATTGAGAAGCCGATGGCGCATCAGGTCGAGATGGCGCGGTTCCTGACCACGCACCCGCGCTGCCACAACCTGTCCGAGCCGGGGACTGGCAAGACGCTCGGCAACTTGTGGGCCAGCGACTATCTGTTGGGGCTGAATGTCGTTACGAAGGTGCTGATTGTTGCCCCGCTGACCACGGTCTACAGCGTCTGGCGCGATGCAATTGGCGAGCACTTCCCAGGCCGCAGGCGGTCAAGCGTGCTGCACGGAAGCGTGAAGCAGCGGCTCGAGGCGCTGGAGTATGACGCGGACTACTACATCATCAACAATGAGGGGCTGACCATCCCCGCCGTGCGCGAAGCGATCCTGGCGAAGCAAACATCGTGGCTGATTATTGTGGACGAGAGCCACAAATACCGGCACCCGACGACTGCGCGATGGAAAGCCCTGCGCGACCTGATCCGTGGGCTGCCGAACCCGCTGGTCTGGCTGAACACTGGCACGCCCACGCCGCAAGAGCCGACCGACGCCTACGGGCAACAGGCGCTGATCGACAAGCCCAAGCTGAGCTACCGGGCGTTTCGCAACACCGTGATGCGGCAGGTATCGAACTTCAAGTGGGAACCGGTCCCGAGCGCAGAGAAGCTCGTCGGTGAGTTCATGCAGCCTGCGATCCGGTTCCGGCGTGATGACTGCATCGACTTGCCGCCCACGACCTACGAGCACCGCAAGGCGGAGATGACGACTGCGCAGCGCAAGGCGCTCGACGAGCTACGCAAAAAGATGCAGTGGGCGCTCGACAACGGCGCGGAGATAACGGCGGTGCATGAGGGGGCGTTGCGCATTAAGATTTTGCAGATCCTGGCTGGCGCGGTCTACGACAAAGAGCATCAGGCGCATGACGTGGACGCTTCGCCCCGGCTGGCCCTGCTGCGCGACATTGTGGACGAGTGCGACCGGAAGATCATTGTGTTTGCACCGTTCCAGAGCATCGTTAAGCGGGTTGCAGACGCTCTCAAGGGCGACTACTCGGTGGCCGTAGTGTCGGGCGAGACGAGCTTGAGCGACCGCACGCAGATTTTCGCAGACTTCCAAAAGAAGCCCGAGCCGCGCATCATCGTCGCTGACCCGCGCACCATGAGCCACGGCCTGACGCTCACGGCGGCCAACACGATCGTCTGGTATGCGCCCACGGACGGCGGAGACGCCTACGTGCAGGCCAACGCCCGCATTCAGCGCCCCTCGCAAACATCTCACACGAGAATCTTACACATTTTTGTTGACGCCCTAGAGAGGGCAATTTACAGTAGGAACCAAGCACGCCAGTCCCTACAGAATCTCGTTATGGCGTGGATAAACGGAGAGA